AGCAGTCCGGGCAACCCGTGGATGTTGTTGGGTTGTCATACGATGAGAGACGTCCTTGAGAATCACTCGCATTTCTTCGCTGAGATTGTCATCGCCCGCTTACGCGCGCGTTGTTCTATCTCGCTTAGTGAGTTAGAGGCTCTAGGTTCGCATGATCTCGTTGCGATTGGCTTGAGAGACGTTGTTCGCGTCTTTATAAAGAATGAACCCCACTCTGACAAGAAGATCAGTGAGGGGCGCTTGCGCCTGATTATGAATTCTAGTTGTGTGGATATCATGGTCGATCGGATTTGTTCTGATCGACTTGCCGAGACGGAAATCCTTTGTTGGGACCATATACCATCCAAACCGGGTATGGGGCTCGATGATGAAAGCCTTCGTGTTCTTCACGAGGAAATTCATACGTTTAAGCGTAAGGAGAGTACGGACGTTAGCATGTGGGATTTCAGCGTTAAGTGGTGGCTTATGTTAGCCGTTATTTGCGTTGAAATCAAACAATATGGTATCTCCAACGATTCTGACTTGGCGCGAGCGCTCATCGCTTCTGGCTATGTTACGATGATGAAGTGCTGGCAGTTGTCTGATGGCAAAATCTATTGTCAAGTTGAAGCTGAGATTCAAGAATCTGGTAGTCGTATGACGGCATGCAGAAACTCGAAGGCTCGCGTCCTTGTCGTGGAGTATGTCTCGCCATTTGCTGAATGTGCTGCCATGGGCGATGATTGTGTTGAAGAAGGTCCTACGGACCTCCAGGAATACTCTCGCCTTGGTTTCAAAGTTGAGTCGCCTGAGTTGCCGCCGGGGGTGAGTTTTGAGTTTTGCTCAACTCACTTTTACGATGATGGCTCGGCTATTCCTTTGAATTGGCACAAAACCTTCTTTCGTCTTCTAGCTCAGCAACCAGACCCCAGCTTTAAAGCGGCCTTTAAGTATGAGCTGCGAGCTTCACCCCATCTTGGGCGTTGCTTGCGCTTTCTTGAGGCGAATGGGTGGTGATCGGAGTGGTAGACCGCTTTTGGGGTCAGTCTGGGACCCTAAATTTAAGCGATATATAAATTTAAATTAAACAAAACCAAACAAAGATGGCTCGTAATAGGGCCAATCGTCGACGTAATGCCGGGCTTGCCTTAGCCCGGACGGTTACCCGTGGTGGACGTGGAAACACTCCCATGGACATTTTCGTGCAGGCGCGACCAAATCGCCCTCGCAAGAACCGTAAAAGAAAAGGCAAATCGAGAGGAGGAATGGGTGGAGGCTCACACGTTGTTAATTCAATCTGTGCTGGCTTCGATGCTACTTGCGAACATGCTCATGGATTTAAATATCCGGACACGAACGCGATGCGCACCATGACCATTCCGGCCCACGGCTCCTTTGCGTTCGTCACGAACTCTACCGCAGAAAATGCGTGTATTGTTTGTCCGGGATGGACGTTTGGGTACGCCATGGCGACCACTTGCGTTGCAGATGCCGCCACTTTTGGCGCGCTCACGGCGTTTAATGGAACTTCCATAACTCCTTCTCAATACAGACTTGTTTCATGTGCTGTGACTATTGAGCCAATCGTCGCTTTAACAGCGGCTTCTGGTGTCATAGTTATTGGTACCCTCGCTGGCGCGAGTGCTTCATCAGCTACTTACGCCGCCGTTAATATCGGCAATCCGCTTGGGTTCATTGAATATGAGGTTTACCCTCTAGCTCACACTAACAAACTCACCTGGTTCTCTAAGCGTGGAGGAACAACATCCAATACGTTTTCCAACCCCAATGCTGCTGCTATCGCCACTGTTGACACCAATGACTGGACTATTCTGGTCATTGGAGTCCAGGGCGGAGGTATCAGCACTTCGACTCTTCGAATAGTGTACAAGTTGCACTATGAGGTTGTCTTTGAACCTGGTGATGTTATGGCTCAACTCTGTACTCCGCCGCCAACGCCGAGCCTTGCTGTTACGCAAGGCATCGCCGCTTTGGCTGGAGGTACACCCTCATCCACTGAGGGCACTAAGAGTATCGTTCACTCTTATGTTGAATCCGCTGCCACTGGCGCGATGAACGCGGTGATTGGTCAATTGGATCGAATGTTCACTAGGAATCCGAAAGGTAAGACCTCTGGTACTAACCTTATCGAGAATGCCAGGAACATTAGGAACATGGATTAATTGCTGAGACCGAGATGTCATTAAACTAGAGCTCAGCTCCTACCGATACTATGTACCGG